AGTTCTTAAATGAAACAGCAGGCTCTAAAACCATATCCAGAGGATTCCTTGATGATTATATGGCTAGATCACAAAGAGATGCTATTCAGATAAGAGGTGTGCCCAAAGGTAAATTAGAAGCAGAAGATACAAGGTTTGCAAACCAAGATTTACAAAAAACTCAAAACCAAGCTGTTTACTATGTTCGAGGTTCTGGAGAATATCGAAGTAATCCAGATCATTTTGAAAATCTTAAATATCCAGATGGAACTACAGGGGATACAGCTTATGTTTTTGATGGCATTGGTACTAACAAACCTCTGTCTAGGTATCGTATAGCAGAAGGTTTCGATGATAGTTCTGAATATATAGAAAAAGGTAAGGAAATAGATAAAGCATTAAAAGAAATAGGTTTAAAAGAACAAGACCAAATAACAAGTATTTTTAGAGTGCAATCAGATTTTCAAGGCGAAGTATCAGATACCTACTTGCCTAAGATGAAAAGAGATTTTACATCTACTATAAAAACAATTGAAAATACCGATAGTTTGCCCTTTATAAATATTAACAATGCTTCTAGAAGTTATAGTGAAAATATAACTGACCAACTTAAAGGTTTAAATTCACAATCACGTATGTTATCTCAAAACTTAAATCCTAATTTTGTTAATGCTGTAGCAAATGCAGATGTTGATGGGGTAAAGAAAATTTTAGGCAATGATTTATATAAAGTATTTACTGATAAAACATTAGCACAAAGGATACCTGGTAAATTTTTTGCACCAAATGATGCATTTGATGTTGGAAATACAGGTAGATCAGTTAGCTTTACAGAATTTGTAGACGGATTTTTATCTAGAAATCCAAAAATGACACAAAAAAAAGCTATAGACACCATGTTTAACAAACTTGGTGTTAATGAAGCTATCAAGGATTTAGGTTCCGAAGCAGAAACCTTGGCTGTTGTAGAAACGATTTTTAAACAAAGAAGATCTATTGATGCAATAAACAAAAAAATTATAGGTAAATCTGCTAACTCTAGAGGTGGTTTTGTAGATCCAGTACAACAAAAAGTAATTCATAAAAAGCTCAAAGATTACAATAGACAAGTTGATGAAATAAATGCAGCAATTGCATCTGGAGCAAATATTGACGTTGATAGAATCATAGGTAAATTAAATAGAAGTGTATTAGATTTAGATATAGATAAAATGTCTATATCACCTAGAGACATAGAAAAAATTACAGGCAAACCTTTTACTCAATCCTTGGACAAAACATCAGAAGAAATATTTAATATGACATCTGGACCATTAGGAGGTCGACAAAAATACTTTGATGCAGGACCTAGGCTTGAAGATAGGGTAAAAGCTTACTTTGATGACATTTCAGATGAAGGTACAACCTTTTTTAAATTAGCTAATGGAGTAAAGGTTTTAAAAAAAGCAGTAGGTATTAATGCTAAAGAGTTTGGTATGAAGATAGATCCATACTTTGATGGCGGTAGTTCTAAGTATATGAAGCTACCTGTAAGAACTAGAGTGCTTCAGGCCGCAAAATCAGGGCAAGATGGTATTCATATAGGAAATAAACAAGCAATAACTGAGGGTAGTCAAGAAAGAGTTATTGAAAACTACGTTAGTGGTGAAAATGAAATACAAAAGATACTAGATGAACTTATTCCTAACAGGGCTAATCAAAAAGGCATGATTTCTAAAGTAAGTGGCACTGACACAGAATATGATGGTACTTATCTTAAGTTTACTGATGAGCTTAGAAAAGCTATAGAAGAAAAAGGTATAGACGCATTTAAGCTTGGTGGACCTGTAGAAATAGACAGGATGTTAGCCGAGTTATGAACCTAGCCCATTTATCTGACATAGAGATAAAAGAAACTTTAGTTCTCAAAGAACGACTAGAGTTATTAAAAAATCAAAAAGAATGTCAAGACAGCTTTCTTAAGTATGTTGAATACATGTGGCCAGAGTTTATTTGTGGTAGACACCATAAAATCTTTGCTCAAAAGCTAGAAGATGTAGCCAATGGCAAGATTAATAGGCTTATTGTTAATATGCCACCTAGACATACTAAGTCTGAGTTCTGTTCTACCTATTTTCCTGCATGGATCATGGGCAAACAACCCAAGCGTAAAATTATGCAGACGACTCACACAGGCGAACTTGCTGTGCGATTTGGTCGTAAAGTTAGAAACATGATGGACACTGACGAATACAAAAGGATCTTTAATGAGGTAGAGCTCAAAGCTGACTCAAAATCTGCTGGTCGTTGGGAGACTGACAAAGGTGGCGAATACTTCGCTGCTGGTGTCGGTGGTGCTATTACAGGTCGTGGTGCGGATCTATTGATAATTGATGATCCTCATTCAGAACAAGATGCTCTTAGTCCTAGTGCTTTAGAATCCTGTTGGGAATGGTATACCTCTGGACCTAGACAGCGTTTACAACCAGGAGGAGCGATTATATTGGTTATGACCAGGTGGAGCTCTATAGATTTAACTGCGAAGTTATTAGACGCACAAAAAGAATCTGCTGCTGACCAATGGGAAATAGTAGAGTTCCCTGCTATCTTCCCGGATACCAACAATGCTTTATGGCCTGAGTTCTGGGAAATATCTGAGCTAGAAAAGGTTAAAGCTTCACTGCCAGTACAAAAATGGAATGCACAGTGGATGCAGACTCCAACCTCAGAAGAAGGCTCTATTGTTAAACGTGAATGGTGGAATATATGGGAAAAAGATTCATTACCACCTGTAAGTTATATTATACAAAGCTACGATACTGCTTTTTCTAAAAAGGAAAACGCTGATTACTCGGCTATCTCTACTTGGGGTATTTTTAGACCAACACCTGATTCACCAGATTGTATTATTCTTCTTGATGCTCAAAAAGGCAGATGGGACTTCCCAGAGCTTAAACGTATAGCTTATAACGAATATAAATACTGGGAGCCAGATATGACATTGATTGAGGCTAAAGCTTCTGGTACGCCATTAACACATGAACTTAGAAGACTAGGTATACCTGTTGTTAATTACTCACCAACAAGAGGACACGATAAATCAACGAGGATGCACTCGGTTGCTCCTATCTTTGAATCAGAGCTAGTCTATGCACCAGACAAGAAATTTGCACACGAAATGATTGAAGAATGTGCAGCTTTTCCTTTTGGTAAAAATGATGATTTATGTGATACTATGACTCAAGCCCTGATGAGATTCAGAGAGGGCGGTTTAGTTTCTCTTGATGATGATTATTCAGATCAAGACAAAGCACCAGTTAGAAGGGTATATTACTAATGGCTATAGAAAAAGATATTAATCCAACAGTTCTCAACGAAGAAAACCAAATGTCTCTCGGTGATGAGGGAATGGAAGTAGCACTTGCTGCAATCGAAGAAGCTGGTATGGAAGACTTTGTTATGCAGGATGACGGCAGTGCAATACTTGAATCAAGTATGCAAGGTGCACCTATAGATACTGGGTTTAATGAAAACCTAGCTGAGTCTTTAGACAACAGTGATTTAGGTAGAATTGCTAACGAACTTATAGATGGCATAGAAAAAGATAAATCATCTAGAGAAGATTGGGAAAAAACTTATACAGATGGTCTTAAATATCTAGGTATGAAGTTTGACGATGAAAGATCCGAACCTTTTGCAGGTGCGTCTGGAGTTATACATCCACTATTAGGTGAAGCAGTCACAACCTTCCAAGCCCAAGCATACAAAGAATTATTACCCTCTGGTGGACCTGTCAAGACACAAGTTATAGGTGCATACGATAGCGGTGTAGAAGAACAAGCACAAAGAGTCAAAGACTTCATGAATTATCAAATAACTCATGTTATGGAGGAGTTTGATGAAGAGTTAGACCAAATGTTGTTTTACCTTCCTTTAGCAGGTTCTGCATTTAAGAAAGTTTATTACGATGAAACTCTAGGTAGAGCTGTTTCTAAGTTTGTAGCTCCAGAAGATTTAATTGTTCCTTATTACACAACCGATTTAGAGTCCTGTCCTAGAATTACCAATGTAGTCAAGATGCCAGAGAACGAAGTAAGAAAACTTCAAGCTCTTGGGTTTTACCGTAAGGTAGATATAGATTACGGAGATGATGCTACCATTTCATCTGATGTAAAAGAAGAGATAGACAAGTTATCTGGGATGGAGCCATCATACGATGATGGTGAGGTATCAGTTCTTTATGAAGTTCATTGTAATTTAGAGTTAGATGGCTTTGAAGATATGGATGAGTCAGGTGAGCCTACAGGGGTTAAACTCCCTTACATAGTAACCATTGATGCTAACTCTACAGAAATATTATCTATTCGTAGAAACTTTAATGAAGAAGATCCTTTAAAAAACAAAATACAATACTTTGTCCACTTCAAGTTTCTACCTGGACTAGGTTTTTATGGCTTTGGTTTAACACACATGATTGGTGGTTTATCCAAAGCTTCTACCTCAATACTAAGACAGCTTATTGATGCTGGTACTTTAGCTAACTTACCTGCTGGTTTTAAAACTCGTGGTATAAGAATAAGAGATGAAGATACTCCAATTCAACCAGGTGAGTTTAGAGATGTGGATGCTCCTGGTGGATCACTAAGAGAATCTATCCAACCATTACCATTTAAAGAACCTAGTGGAACATTGTTAAATTTATTAGGTATTCTTGTAGACGGTGGTAAAAAGTTTGCATCTATTGCTGAAATTAATACAGGTAAAGGTAATCCTAATGCACCTGTAGGAACTACACTTGCTTTACTAGAAAGATCTACTAAAGTTTTATCAGCTATACACAAAAGATTACACAATTCACAGAAAAAAGAATTTAAGTTATTAGCACAAGTATTTAAAGAGTATCTACCACCAGAATATCCTTATGCAATAGCAGGTGGTAATGCACAAATTAAATTACAAGACTTTGATGAAAGAATTGATATATTCCCGATTAGTAATCCGGATATATTTAGCCAATCACAAAGAATAGCTATGGCACAAGAAATGATGGCATTAGTACAATCTAATCCAGAAGTGCATGGACCTAATGGTACTTATGAAGCATACAAAAGAATGTATGCAGCTATAGGTGTAGATAACATAGAAAAAATACTTACACCTCCACCACCCACAAATCCTAGTCCATTAGAAGCAGGTTTTGAAAATAATAAATTACTACTAGGACAACAAGCTCAAGCTTTTGGTCAACAGAATCATGATGCACATATTGCAACGCACATGGCTGTATTGCAGACACCACCTGTGCAAATGAATGCACAAGTACAAGCTTTAATACATTCACACATAATGCAACATTTACAAATGAAAGCTGATACTTTAGCTGAACAACAAATGCCTCCTGAAGCTATGCAACAGTTCCAGCAGTTACAACAACAAGCACAACAGGCAAATCCAGCAGATCAACAACAAATTACAGAACAAGCTGGCGATATATTGGCTCAGTTTTCAGCTCCAATCATGGCACAGCTTATTACTGAATACAGTCAAAAGGTTTCAGATCCAAGTGATGAAGATCCATTGGTGTCAATAAGAAAACAAGAACTTGCACTTAAAGGGCAAGAGTTGTCTATGGAACAACAACAGTTCATACAGGAAGAAAAACGTAAAGCTATAGAAGCTCAAAGAAGAATTAATGTAGAAAAAGAAAGAATAGAATCTATGGAAGATATAGCTGATTTACGTGATGAAACTGCAAGAGCAAGGTTAGAACAACAAGCTCGTTTCAAAATGATGGATATACAAAATAACAATTAACACTTGCAAATTTAAAATTCAACCAACATAATAAAACACATGATAAAAAGAACAGACATAAGTCAACAGAAAACACCCAAGGTACTTAAGAATAAAAACAGCTATAGCAATAAAGGCAGTGTGTCTTTAAAAACTAAAGCTGGTACTTTTTCAGGTAGCACAAAAGCTACACCAGGTATGGGTAAAGGAAAAGCAAGAGGTATGGGTGCCGCAGAATTTGGCGGTAAGTTTTCAGGCATTTATTAATGTCGTCAGTTTGGCTTGCTGAAAAGTTTTTAAAAGAACTTGAAGCTAGAAGAGAAGATACAAAAGACGCTATGTTGTCTGGATGTAAAGACTTCTCTCAGTATGAATATCTGCGTGGCCGTTACAGTTCTCTAGCCGATGCAGAAAATATTTTTAGAGAACTGCTAGGAAAAATACATCAAGATGAGCAAGATACAAGTCCCTGATCATGTCGCAAAGTCCATTGAGGCAGATTTAAAAGCAAAGAAACAAGAAGAAAAACAAGAAACTCCAGTACAAGAAGTGCAAGAAAATGCTGCTTATGTTCCTGGAACAGCAAGGGTTTTAGACCCAACCTTATTAGAAAAATCCTTTTTAGATCGTATGCCACAACCAACAGGTTGGCGTATGTTAATACTTCCTTACGCAGGTAAGGCCGTAACAGAAGGTGGAATCCACTTAGTACAATCAACTGTAGATAGAGAATCTCTAGCTACTGTAGTTGGGTATGTGGTTAAAATGGGTCCTGACTGCTACAAAGATAAAAGCAAGTTTGCACATCCTTGGTGTCAGGAAAAACAATGGGTATTAATAGGCAGATATGCTGGTGCTCGTTTCAAACTCGGTGATGAATCTGAATGTAGAATCATTAACGATGATGAGGTGATAGCTACCATACTTGATCCTGATGATATTCTTGCAGTATAAGGAGAAAAAATGTCTGAAGAAAATGCAAAGGTAATAGAAGAAGAAATAGTAGATGAAGGGGAAATTGTAGAAATTGAACCCTTAGAAGATGAAAAGCCTAAAACACAAATTCCAATGGAGTCTGTGGACAAAGAGGCTGAAGAAAAAATAGAAAATGTTTCTGAAGAACTAGAAGCAAAACAAGAAGAAGAATTAGAAGATTATTCTAAAAGCGTACAAAAAAGAATTAACAATCTTACAAGAAAGTTAAGAGAAGCTGAAAGAGGCCAAGAGTCTGCTTATGAATATGCAAAAAGAAAAGCTGCTGAAAACGAACAACTAAAAGCTAGAAGTTCTAATTTAGATAGATCTTATTTGATGGAAGCTGAAAATAGGTTGAAATCACAAAAACAACAAGCTATGTCTGCACTTAAGTCTGCACATGAGGTTCAAGATTACGACAAGGTGGCTAAAGCTCAAGATGTTTTAGCAAAAATAGCTGTAGAAGAAAATAAAGTAAATACTTCTAAAATGGCTATAGAACAACAAGTAAGAGAAACTCCAGTCAACATGAATGGACAACCTCAACAAAATATTCAACAACCAACTCAACAATACCAGGCACCACCAAAGCTTGATGAGAAACAAGAAAAATGGGTAGAAAAAAACTCATGGTTTGGTGAAGATGAAATTATGACTCTTGCTGCTTTTTCTATAGATCAAAAGCTAGTCCAAGAAGGTTATGATGCTAGATCTGATGAATATTACAATGAAGTGGATAAAAGATTGCGACAAGAGTTTCCACACAAGTTTGAAGAGTCTTCTGTTAAGTCGAAGCCTCAACAAAAGGTGGCTTCAGCAGGCAGAGTAGCTGGTAATACTAGCTCAAAAAGACAAGTTAAGTTGTCGCCAGCAGAAGTACAAATGGCAAAAAGATTAAACGTACCCTTAACAGAGTACGCAAAATATGTTAAAAGGTAATAGTTATGACAGAAAAAGATAACAAAGATTTAAACAGAACCCCGCGTTCTGCCGACACTCGAGCTAATAAAGTAGCTCGCAAACCATGGAGCCCACCATCTACGTTGGATACTCCTCCTGCACCTGAAGGTTATACTTACAGGTGGATACGAGCCGAAATTGTAGGGCAAGAAGATCGTAAGAATATAACTTCAAGATTAAGCGAAGGTTTCGACCTAGTAAGATCAGACGAGTTACATACTTCTGACCAAGATCGTTTTGATACCATACAACAAGGTAATCATGCAGGAGTTGTTGCACGAGGTGGTTTGCTATTGGCTAAGATTCCTAATGAAACACGTGAGGAAAGAAACTCCTACTATGCTAAGCGTGCACAAACCCAGCAAGATGCTGTGGATAACGATTTGATGAGGGAATCAGATCCTAGTTCTCCGATGTTAAAACCTCAGAGATCAAGCAAAGTAACTTTTGGCGGTGGTCAACGAAGTTGATCACTTTAACTTAAAATAACAAATATAAGGTGACTTATTATGGCTAACAAAAATGCCCCTTTCGGAGCAAGAGTTGTAGGTAAATTAGGTTCTGGTGTCGCTAATGGCGGAACAACAGAATATAAAATTGCCTCCGGCGCTTCTGGGAATATTTTTTCAGGCGATTTAGTAAAAATGACCAACGCAGGTACTATTTTAGTTTCTGCTGCTGGTGATGAGTCAATAGGTGTATTTAGAGGATGTCAATTCACTGATTCAAACGGTGATGTTGTATTCAAATCTTATTACCCTGATGGCACTGTATCGTCCGATATTGTTGCGTTCGTAGTAGATGACCCTGATGCTGTATTTGAAATTCAAAGTGCAGGTTCTCCAGCTCAAACTGATGTCGGTTTGAACGCAGATATTTCTTACACTGCCGGATCTACCAAAACTGGTATGTCAGCAGTAGAATTATCTGGAACAACAGCAGCTACAACTGCTACGTTCAGAATCATGGGCTTTTCGAGTGACCCAGATAACAGTACAACAGGTTCAGCTAACGTGAATGTGATTGTTAAATTTAATGAGCATTTTTATGTCGACCCAACAGGAGTATAAATAATGGCAATTAACAGATCGCAACTAGCGAAAGAATTAGAGCCAGGTTTAAACGCCTTGTTCGGCATGGAATACTCAAGATACGAAGCTCAACATACAGAAATTTTCGATACTGAAACTTCTGATAGAGCGTTTGAAGAAGAAACTCTAATTGTAGGGTTTGGTAATGCAGAGGTAAAAGCTGAAGGTAGCGGTGTCAGATTTGATACAGCTAACGAAGGCTATACTTCACGTTATACCCACGAAACAGTGGCTTTGGCATTCGCACTAACTGAAGAAGCAGTAGAAGATAACCTGTATGACAGGCTTGGAGCAAGATATACTAAAGCATTAGCAAGATCTATGGCTAACACCAAACAGATCAAAGCAGCATCTGTTCTAAACAACGCGTTTAGTACAGCAGGTGGCGATGGCGTATCTTTAATTAACACTGCTCACCCTCTAGGGGGAGGCGGTACTTTAGCAAACAGAGCTACCACTATGGCGGATCTTAATGAAACTTCACTTGAAGACGCATTAATTAATATCTCTACATTTACGGATGATAAAGGTCTTAACATTGCGTTGAAAGGTATGAAGCTAATTATTCCACCACAATTAGTATTTATAGCTGACAGATTATTACAAACTCCTGGAAGAGTTGGTACGTCTGACAACGACATAAATGCTATTAAGAATACTGGTATGCTACCTGACGGTTATGTTGTAAATAACTATCTAACAGACACAGATGCTTTCTTCTTGAAAACAGACTGTCCTGATGGATTTAAGTATTTTGAAAGATCACCAATGACAACTTCATTGGAAGGTGATTTCGATACTGGCAACATGAGATACAAGGCTAGAGAGCGTTATAGCTTCGGATATTCTAACTTTAGAGCCGTTTACGGTTCTCAAGGAGCTTAAAGGAACGATTTATTGTAGCGTTTCTTACTCAACTACAATTACTAAGGGGAGCTTCGGCTCCCTTTTTTCTTGCTTGATTTATATTTGAGGTGTAAACTTTAAGGAGTTTATAAATTAATTAGCTTGATGAGGACCGCAAGGTTTCCATTGATACAAATAAAAGGAGTTCATAATGGCTAATCCACATTTTCAAAACTTAATACTATGGGCAGGTAATACTGTTGCTAGTAGAAGTAAAAAAGACTTACCGATGTTTCAACCATATCCATCGGATCAAACGTACTACGGTTATTTTAATGACTTTATGACGTACAACTCTGGTGATTGGACAATCACTACAACTGAAGCTGGTACAGGAAGTGCAACAGAAGCAGTTACCTCATCTGCTGGTGGAGCTTTATTGCTTACCAACGCAGCTGGAGATAACGATCTAGACTTTTTACAGCTAAAAGGCGAAGCATTTACACTTGCTGCTGGAAAAAGAGCATTCTTTTCAAGCAGATTTAAAGTAAGTGATGCTACTCAAAGTGATTTTGTTATGGGATTACACATAACTGATACCTCTCCTCTTGATGTAACAGACGGTGTTTTCTTTATCAGTGCAGATGGCGCAGCAACAATTGATCTTGCTGTCGAGAAAAACAATACCGCTACTACAGCTTCAAGTATTGCTACTATGGCAGATGACACATTTATTACTTTAAGTTGGTTTATTGACCCAGATACTTCAAACGTACATTACTCTGTTAATAATGCAGAGCCTTTAGTTCTTGTAGATACTAACCTTCCTAATGATGAAGATCTAACGATTTCATTTGGTATTCAAAATGGTGAGGCTGCCGCAAAAACTATGACTGTTGATTACATTAATGTAATGGTTGAAAGATAAGGAGTAAATAATGGCAGATGCAGTTACAACAACAACCATACAAGATGGCAATAGGATAGCTGTAATTCAGCTTACTAACACATCTGATGGTAATGGTGAAAGTGCAGTCACAAAGGTAGATGTTAGTGCTTTAGCTCCTAACAGTGCTAATGGTCAAGTTTGCACAGGTGTAAAGCTCGGCAGAATTGTTTATTCTACTTTTGGAATGAGTGTAAAGCTTCTGTGGGATGCAACTACCGATACTATTTGCTGGGATCTTAATGCAGACTATACAACAGATGAAGATTTTACAGGATTTGGCGGTATACAAAATACTGCTGGTACTGGTAAAACAGGGGATATTAAGTTGACTACAACTGGTCATTCTGCTGGAGATTCATACGTTATAGTTCTAACTTTAATCAAAGATTACAGCTAAGATGAATGGCTGAATATAAAGGCAAAACAGTAACTTTAAACAGACCTAGGGCTATCTCAAAAGGTAGCCCTGGATATGGTAAGAAACGAAAAGAAGTTTTTGTAAAAGGTTGCAGTAGCGAAAGCTCGCGAGTAAAACGTATAACCTTTGGTGATGCAAAACTAGGTATGCACAAAAACACTAAATCAAGAAAAAAATCATATTGTGCACGTAGTGGTGGCATGGGCGGTACTACAGATAGATGTAGTGCTAACTACTGGGCAAGACGAGATTGGGATTGCTAAATGGCAAAAGCAAAAAGCAAAGGTAAAATTTGTCCAGAAGGCAAAGCTTGGGCTAAAAGAACTTTTGATGTTTATCCAAGTGCTTATGCTAACCTTGCCGCATCTAAATATTGCAAAGATCCTAATTACGCAAAAAAATCTAAAAGAACAAAAAAATCTATTGGTGGACCTGTAATCAGAGGTCAGGGTGCTGTTATGAAAGCTCGTTTAAGATAATGGGACAGCTTCAGCAATGGTTAGATGAAGACTGGGTTAGAATTGGATCTGATGGATCTATACTAGGATCATGTGGTAGTAAGAAAGAAGCAGAAGGTAAACCTAAATGCTTGCCTCGTAAAAAAGCAGAAGGTATGTCAAAAGAAGCTAGAGCAAAACTTGTAGCACGTAAAAGAAAAAAAGATCCAAATCCTAATAGGAAAGGTAAACCAATCATGGTTTCTAATAAACTTAGCGGTGGTGGTCCTGTAGTAAAAAAAACAATACGTGGACAAGGAATTGTTATGAGTAATAGATTAAGATAGAATAATATTATGGCAAAATTAAAAAACCCAAAAAAAGCAGATTTAAACAAAGATGGCAAAATTAGTTCTTATGAAGAAAAAAGAGCTGTAGCTATTGAAAAATCCATGGCAAAACAAAATAGAGTTAAAATGAAAAAGGGCGGTTCTATGGCAAAAGGTTGTGGTGCGGTTATGGATCAAAAAAGAAAAATTACTACATTTAGTTAGGAGAAACTATGTCAACTAAAGATAAAAAAATGGAAGCTAAATTAAAAGCTAGACAAAACGCAAAAGTCAGACCAGATGAGCCAGTAGAAGAAGATCGTATTTATTTAAATATGCCTAAAAAGAAAGCTCCTGCTAAGAAAAAAACACCTGCTACAAAAAGCAGTACAAAAAAGAGTAAATAATTATGTTTAAAAGAACTAAAGGTTACGCAATGGGCGGTTCTGTCAAAGGCACAAAATACATGGCTAAAGGCGGTGCTTCAAACAAAGGAACTAAGTATATGGCAAAGGGTGGTGCTTCAAATAAAGGCACTAAGTACATGGCTAAAGGTGGAGCATCAATGAAAGGAACTAAATATATGTCAAAAGGCGGCAAAGTTTAATTTGCACCTTAAATGTCATATTTAATTTCTAACATACCTCAGTTTAAGT